GGGTAGTCTCAGCGCGGCGATGGGCGTGGCGCTGGGGTCGAGTAGTGCCATTACTGACACGGTGTGCAGGGATTTCCCCCCGTGGGGGCTGCATATACCGTGCAGCTCGCGCATTGGTGTGCGCAAGTGTGGCAGGTGATTTCTTTCTTTCGGGTCGGACCACAGGTGGTGGTGGCAAAGACGTGGTGGAGCGTTCGAGGAGTGGCTCACGGGTAGTGCCGTCGACAACAATGGGCAGGTCAACGGGCACAAGTTCGGGCTCGGGCATAATGCAAGGTGGATTGAGCAAGTCAGCCAAGCACCGAGCACGCTCAGCAAATTGGACCAGGCGTGAGGGGTCAGCATTGGGTAAGACCCGAAACGCTTCATCAATCATCCACTGAGCAGGGACATTAGGGTAATGCACTCGTCGCTCAACAAAGCCAGTGTACGAGCGAATGGTCTTGGCGTGGCGGCTAACAGGCATGCCGCCACCCCAGAAGCAAACGCGACTAATATACTGGCCAATAATGGGCGTATGCGTATCAGAGTGCAAAAACCCGCGAGCCTTCTCCAAGAGCTTCTGTTCGGGCGTGACGTCGGCAGGAAGCGGCGTCGTCAGGTGAAATTTGGTAAGCTGACGAGGCAGATCGCACATGCTATTGGTGTCGCCGGTCCACACGTCAGGGCCATAAGTACGGGCAAGAAACTGTATGCCCATAGAGCCATGCCGAATGGGCTCCGCTTTAATGCGCAGTCCAGTGGACTCAGCAGCCTTTTCAATAGCACTGTCGGCGACATCCGGAACAAGACCATCGTCACCGCCGAAAAAGGCACGCAACAAATGTTCCCATGACTCTATGGGTGTATAGTGCATACGGCGATAAGCGAGGTAAGCGGTAAAGGCATTGACGAGAGTGTTGAAATTGGACGTCTCAGGGGAACCGGAGAGACGCGAAAACAAGGTCTCATACTTGACGCCAGCCGAAGTGCGCGCATTCTGGTGATGCTGTGAACGCTGCACCCGAAGCATGTCGACATGAAAAACCGTGGCAAACAATCGACACGTGTAAGCCTCCTCCAACATGCGTTGCGTTGGGCCCATCGTACCATCAAAGCGCGTGAAGTCCGTCTTGGTAATGGTGGTTGCAAGAGAACAAATCAAAGCAACACGGTTTGCAATCTCCAAGGGAGTGAGGGAGAAGGCATACCAAGGCAAAGTTTTAAGATGGTCGGCGATAGAATAGTTGTACGTCGACCACTCGGACTTATCGGTAGGGCAGATGGTGGAGATGTTACGCGGCGGGGCGGGTTTCTGGTACGCCTCAGCTTTGAGGAAAGACTTGACCTCCTGAAGCTTGTCAGACGCCCATGCGACAGTCACATTGGCAACGTGCAGCAACAACCGTTGGCTGGGCCTGTCTTGGCGAACAAAGTTCTCATCATAAGAGTAAGGGGCACTCTGGTGAGGTACAGGCACGCAATGCTCGACAAACTCAGCGATGCAGCGCATGGTGAAAGCATCAGGATCGTGACGATTGGTGAGGTCAGTGACACGTTGTTTCACGCTTGCAGCTTCGTTAGCTTTGGAACGTATGGGGACATAAGAGCCAAGACAAATGGCCGACATATATGGGGCAAGAGCGGGCTTGTCCCTATTGTCGGACTGTCCAAAGGTGTAACGATGGCATGAAAACTCCACTGGGC